GAGTTCTAGTTATGGCCATTTATCTATTCTATTTTGTTTCTCCAAATAAATCAAGGCTTGGCATCACTAAAGTAACATCTTTTCTGATATCATCTGGTGAGATACCCTTAGATTTCCACTCATTATCATCTTTGTATTGTTCGCCTGTCTTCTTATTTGTTATTTTTTCTATTATCTTATCTGGTGTTAGTGTTGGTAAATCAGTCATTATGTCGTTACCTCTCGTGGCTGTATTTCTAATATTGAAGCTATGACGTGCAGCTCGTTCGCGTCAGAAGCCTGTACTTTTAATGCCTCACTTTCCTCCATTACAAGTGGTTGGGATAAAAGTTCTGTCGTAGTAATCGTTGCTATAGTTTTTGTTTTAAACAGACTAAATATGTTACCACTAGCATCCACTAAAGTAATATCTATATTGCAGCCAGATCCTGCATCATTAGAAACTAATATAGATTTAACAACAGCTGTTTTAAAACTAGGCACCGTATATAGTGTTGTTAGATCTGTTGTTGTTAGGTCTGCTTTTTTATTTATAAAACTATTAGCCATTAATTTAAAAAGAAGTTAAACGCCTCTACCTCCTCTTTTAATTCCTCTTGGAACGTTGTGTTTAATTTTTCTACAATCGCATCAAGATCTCTAACTTGAGATTCTGCAACAGTAACATCATACTCTCTACTAGCCCTTGTTAATACTTGTACTATCTTTGCCATTATCTTCTACCATCCGGTTGTGTATCTAATCTAAAAGTTCCTAATTTCCAAGTTTGACTAGTTGATGTATTCTCTACTTTTAATGAAATAGATCTTGCTCTGGCACGTGTGTCTACTTTCAAAGTAGAAGAGGTTATATCAAACGGACCTAGTGATGAACTTGCAGCTGTCTCATTTGGAAAGTTTCTTAATTCTAAAGTTATTCTTGTTGTTCCTGTCTGAGCTATAAAGTCTGGAATAAATCTTCTTATCTTCATTAAAAATTCACCATCTCCTCTGAATGTTGCAACACCTGTTTGTTGACCCGTTTGAGTCCTTGCTTGTGTAATATCAAAATCTCCTGATGAGATATTTGAAGTGATTGCAGTTATAACTCCATTTTTATTTTGGTCGGTTCCTATCTCGTGTTCATAATAAGTCGTCATGCCTTCTGTGTTTCCAACGACATCAAATGACGTATTTGTATCTGCATCATACTCTGTTGCATGTGGGGTTCCAAATACAGCGGAGTCTCTCCACATAGTTCTAGAAAGTGTTCCATTAGTCCATACAGGTCTTCGTGGTGATGAATCAAAATAATTATAAGCTACCATTCTATTTACAACTGATGACGTCGATGTTGGATAAAACCACATAACCTCACCAAATAGATTATTTAGTCCAGCCGATATCATTTGATTACCTGATTCTAGATTAATGTCATCAAAAACAAAATCTTCTACAAGACATGGTAAAGATTCTAGTTTACCAGCATATCTAAAGAAACCATTTTCTGACATCCAGTATGCAGCACCATCAACTTCTACACATGCGTTCTGTCCAGCTAAACCACAGTTAGTTCCAACCTGTGCAAATGCAAATGTGAAAGGTTGACCAACAAAACGTTGAGTGAACAATGCAGTATCAGTCCAAACATAAAGTGCATCTCTACCTCTGATCGCTCCCATGATCCGTGATCCGTCGGCCAATCTCTGTGTACCAGCAGTATTGGTTGCCGTAGGTGTATATGTGTTTATATCTTCTTGGTCCGAAAACCTGATAAACATATCGTCTTGTGTTGACGTATCACCGATAGTTGTTTCTGTACCATAAAATACCAAGTGACGATCGGGAGTAGATACAACCATATGTCTTGATGCTGTAGGTGCACCAGATATGATTGTTGCCCTTGTTGTCGTTGCATTTGATAACGAAGAGTCCCATTCAAAAACAGCATTGTTGTGTATTAAACAAATAGCTTTGTCTCCAAAATTATCAATGGACCACATACCAGGTTCAATAATTAAATCTCCAGATGCTGCTTCACCCCATGCGATATAATCGGTTGAGTTTGTAACTGTTGCACCATCACTATGAGATGCTGCTGTTGTTCCAGCAACTCCTCTTGTCAAACCTGTTAATGTGTTACCACTAACTCCAGTATAAGAAATTTCTTCTGATCCTATGATAATAAAATTAGTCCCGGTGCTAGGAAATAAAGAAGCGTCAGTTAAAGTAAGAGTGGTTACAGAATCGTTGATCGCACCATTTAAAGTAGTTGTAACTGCTCCAGCAGCCTCTCCACCCCAAGATCCTAAACTCCAACCAAATCCTTTTGCCTGCACTGCTGGACCCACAGTGTAATAATGTTGAACACGAATACCGCCTGATGTTGTTGCACCAGATCCTGATTCATTTGATGGCATTGTAATAGTTAAAGTTGTAGTCGAAGGCACAGATGTAACCATAAATTTTTTATCGTCAAAATCAGAGGCACCAAAATTAGATCCTGTAATCGTGCTAAAATTATCTAAAAGAATAATGTCGTCTTCCTGTATATTATGTGCTGATGGAAATGTTATAGTAACTGTTGGTGAACCATTAGTTGTGCTAAATGCACTTGTTAATGTCGTAGTAGATTTGATAGGATGTATATCATAAAATATACCTCCAGAAAATGCATATAAAATCCTGTTTGTTCCTATGATTGCATATTTTCTACCTAAACTATTAACATAATGATGAAGACCTCTGGCAGCTCCTGTCAGTGTATCTGTCCCTAATTGCTTCCAACCTCCTATTTTTTCAGGTGTTCCGTATCTAAATCTAACATTATCACAATCCACCCATTGTCCCTCAGCTGTGGTTTCTGAAATCTGTTTATTTATACCTGGTTGAAAACCTATTTTTTGTAACATATATGTCCTTATTTATTAAAAAACTTAATAAAGCAAGTGAGTATGTTGTGTGGTGGAATACTCACTCGCCAGTGTTTTATATCAATGTTTACTTATAAAATCAACTCAGCTAAATCCTGATTTGGCCCTATTTTGCCTTTGAGGAAAGTATTAAATGCAAGACTTATTCTAGTATTAGAACCTTTTTTATTATCCACTTGGTGAGTTGTAGAGGATGGAAATATTACTATTTTACCAGTTTCTACAGAAAAAAACCAAGAGCCAGAATTATAAGGGTTATATTTTTTTTCATTAATTTCTGGTGCTATTTGTCTATATGATATTGGATTAAAAAATTTTATTGAATCAGTTTCTTTGTCTGAATCGATATAAAGAACACCTGATAAAAATGAGTTGGGGTGTTCATGTTTATGATGAAACTCATTTTCTTCTGTATAATTTAACCAAGATTGGGTTACGTATATTTCTATATCTTCTTTTGGACAAAGGATATTATCTAAATAACTTTGACAAACTTCATCTATAAAATTTTTAATATCTTTAAATTCAGGTCTATTTAAAATATAATTATCTTTGGTATGAATATTACCTGAATTTTCTACGCAGTGTTTTTTTTGATCTTTTACAAATTGTAATTCTTTTTCTGTAAAATCTCTATCTATATCTGTCATGTAAACAGGGATTGGAAATAATCCATGGGTTTGATATTTTCTCATTAATAACACCAAGATACAAATGAATATCTTGTCCCTTTGGTAACTGGTTTTACTAAATGTGGATATAAAAATATTGATGGAAATATTATAACATCACCTGGTTTAAATTTTATTTCATAATCATCAAACATAATAAATTCACCGCCCTCATAGTCATTGTTTAAAACTCCTAAAATACTTAGAATAGGAATACCCCTTATTTCACCTGTAAATAAACTATGAATGTGATCACAGTGTTTAGACATTATTTGATTTTTATTGTATCGATTAAATCTTACTTTATGAAAACCTTTCCAACCATCAAAATGTGAACCACCTATTTTTTCAGTGATAATATATTTTTCTAATGCTTTCCAGATTAGTTGCATTATTTCATCTCGATAGGGTAGATCATCTCCATAGCAAACATCAAGTTCTCTTTCACCATTTTGATCGTAAGCTTCATAATTTTCTGTAGTCACGTAAGTGTGTCTTTTCCATGTTTTATTTTTTTTTAATTCTTTTAAAGAATCATCTAAAATATTTTGAGGAATCCAATTATCTAAATGAAGTATATAATTTTTTAAATCTAAAGATTCTTTTTTCACACCACTAAAAATATATCTATTTTATTATTCTCGTAAATCCCAAGTTTGATTTGTTTCATTCCAATCATATGTTTGACCATCTGTAGGATAAGCAACAGGTGCATCCCATTGACAAGTATCTTCGTTTAATATCCAACTTGCAAAAGGTTGTATTGGTATAAAAGCATCTCTTGTTTGATCATATCTTCCACCAACCATTGCATAGTTTTTTCTAAAAGGTGTGCCACCTAATTTGTGTTCACCAGCAAAAGTATTGTAAGATGTCTGTATCCAAGTATCAGCTGTATTATAAATACCATTTAAAAAATCTGCACCAGCTTTTTCACTTGTAGCAACATCATTGTGTACCACCTCAACTCTTTCAACTATGCTTCCAGCTCCTATTTTTGCAAAATGTGCCATAATAATCTCCTACGCTGTGTAAGTTCCACTTCCTGTAAATTTAATAATTGTATCTTCTCCGTCTGTTGTAACAGTTGGAGAACCAGTAGTTGTGCCTGGATAAGCCGCTGTTCTTACTCTAAAAATAACAACTCCACTTCCACCCGCACCACTCGTGCCAGTGCCATCTGTGCCGCCAGATCCACTTCCTGTATTTGCAGCTGCAGCAGTTGAACTTGATGATGGTAATTCACCACGAGTTCCACCTCCAGCACCACCATTTGCTGCGGCAGTGCTTGGTGTTGCACCTCCGCCACCACCACCAAAATTACTTGAAGTTCCTGTTATCCCTGACACTATACCATCTCCACCTTGTGATGAGACCCCTGGTGCTGACGCTGGACTTCCACTTTTATGACCAGCTTCTCCGGTTCCTCCACCACCACATGCTGTGCTACCCCCACCACCATCAAAACCTTCTCCTACAGTACCTTTACCATTAGCTGTGGTACTAGATGGTGTAGAGTTCCCGCCACCACAACCACCATCTGTGGCTGCCGAATCTCTACCTCCACCGCCACCACCACCTGTGGTTAGTGAAATAATTTTTCCTCCGTTTGAAGCACGAATAGTAGAAGCTGAACCACTGCCTCCTTTATTATTTGCAGGACTACCGCTACCTCCACCACCGATACTAATCTGATAAACATCTCCTGCGGTTACAACGGCTGTGCCTAGTTTGATGCCTCCCGCACCTCCGCCTCCACCTTGGTTTGCTCCACCAGCACCCCCACCTGCAAGATTTAAAAAACGTAAAATAGTTTCAGTTTTATCTGCAACAACACTATCTAATTTTGGAATCCAACCGTTTGTTGAACCTGAATAAATTAATTCTACGTGCTGTCCATTTTCATTATAAACTGGAACTGAAGAACCTGTACCTTGAAAATTTGAACCATTATCATTTAAAGTCACTGAGTGAGTCCCCCATGATCTATTAAAATCTGCAAGTTCTACAATATCACCGACACTAGGAGAAGATGGTAAGGTTACGACCACATCTCCAGAGGCAGTATTTACCCAAAAACCTTGTCCAGCTACTGCTGTAAAGTCAGCGGTTTTGACAGATGATTGCCACTGTGTA